CCAGTGCCCGCATTGGCTATGGCGCCGAGTTCTGGCTGGACAATGCCAGCGGCGTTCTGACCGAACTTGACGAAGTGCTTTCGGTGACCCCGCCCAACCCGCAAACGGCGGATGTTGAGGCGACGCACATGGCTTCGGCCAACCGCCGCCGCGAATATATCGCGGGGCTGATCGAGGACGGCGAAGGCACGTTCGAATTCAACTATGTCGCGGGCGGTGCGACCGACCTGCTGGTGCAGGCGGCGATTTCCGATGGCGTGACGCGCTCTTACAAGATCGTCATTCCCGATGGTTCGACCGGCTGGGAAATCACCGGCGATTGCATTGTCAAGGGCTGGGAGCGCAACATCCCGATTGACGACCGCATGACCGCAACCCTTACCGTTCGGTTCACCGGCGCAAGCACGGAAGCTTAACCGTGATTGCACCGATTGACGCCAAGGTGACATTCGAGGTGGAGGGTGAGCCTGTCACCCTCCGCCTTAACTTTCGGTCAATTGCATTGGCCGAACAGAATGGGATCAACCTTCTGGCGTTCGACGGGGAGGGCTTGACCCCCGCCCGTTCGGCCACGCTGATCAAGTGCCTTGCGGCGCAAGAACACCCGGACTTTACCGAGGACCACACCCTGGCAATCGTGGCCCGCGCCCCGCAGGCCCTGGCCAAGGCACTGGTTGACTTGTTTACCACCTACGGCGGCAAGGCAGAGGTGGGAAACGCGGAGACGGCGGAGGCCCAAGCGACCTAACCCTTGATGACTTCTATGTCATGTGGGTGCAGGCGGGGTTTTCGCCGGATCATTTTTGGCAGCAAACCCCGCGCCATTTTCAGCTGGCAATGCAGGGCGTCCGCAAGCGGCTTGAAAACGAAAGCCTGGAACGCACAAAACATGCTTGGGAAACCGGGGCTTTTGTGGCGGCGGCCAGCGCCGGGAAGCTGAAGCCCTTGCGCCATTATTTGCGCACACCTCTGCAAAAGCAGGGGCCGCGTGAAATGCTTGCGGCGATGAAGGCCCACCAAGCAGCCGGTGCCAAAATGACAATCCGAAAGATCGAGAGGAAATAGCATGGCGACCGTGCTTGGTTCATTGCTTGTCTCGCTCGGTCTTGAAAGTGCCGAGTTCGATCGGGGGCTTGAAAAGGCGCGGCGGGGGATGCGCCGGGCGGGCAAGGATTTCGACCGCGAATCTGACAAGATTTACAAGGCCGGTTACAAGATTGGTTCGGGCCTCAAATCAATCGGCGCGGCAACCGTCGCGGCTGGCCTGGGTTATCTCGCCGTCCAGCTCCAGAACGCCGCGCAAGGCAGTCTGGAATTTGCCGCCAGTCTGGGCGAAACGTCGCAACAGCTTGGCGTCACGACCGACGCCTTACAAGAATATCGTTACGCGGCAACGCAAGTCGGCCTCACCCAAGAGGAAATGGATAAGGCCCTTGGGCAGCTAACACGCCGGATTGGCGAGGCTGCCAACGGCACAAAGGCGCAGGCAGAGGCGTTCAAGTCGCTTGGCATTTCGGTCAAGGACGCTAACGGCAACGTACTGAATGCGGCTGATGCAATCCCGAAAATTGCCGATGCCCTAAAGGGCATTGCCAACCCGGCCCAGCGCGCGGCGGTATTAACCGACCTGTTTGGCAAGGCCGGGCAGAAACTGGAGCCGCTGCTTTCGGGCGGTTCCGCTGCGGTCAATGAACTACGGCAGGCGGCGCACAAGCTCGGCGCGGTTCTATCGGAAGATCAAATACAGCGCGCCGACGAAACGGCGGATAAACTGGCCGCGCTCAATACCGTTCTGAAGGCCCGGATTGCTGGCGTGGTGGCGGACAATGCGGATGCTATTATCGGCTTGGCCAATGCCTTTGTTTCGCTGGTCAACGCTATCGGTTCGGCGGCTGCGGCGCTTAACAGGTTCAACCTGAAGCGCCGTGCCATCGAGGGCGATATCAATGCCGCCGTGTACGGAATTTCGCCGTTCGCCAGCGACCGCAAGAAGGCCGAGGGCTTTAAGCGCAACGCCAATTTTGCGCGCGAGCAGATGGCCGATGAATTGCTGCGCAGCAAGGGCCTTACCATTGCGGAAATGTTCCCGAAAAAGCCGCAAGGCGGCGGCGGGGCCTTTGCCGAGGGGTTTGGCGGCGGCGGTGGGCGTTCGGCGCGTTCGGGGCGTTCGGCGGCTGATGTAGCCAAGGAAGCCGCGCGCAATGCCGCCTCGTTCAATGCCGAACTTGGCCGGTTGCAGGTCGATCTACTGCAAGCCGAGGCCGAATATACCGGCAACGTGCGGCAGGCCCATGCCGCCAAGATTGCGGCACTGGATGCCGATCTGGCCGCGTTCAAGGAAAACACCGCGCTAGACGAAAACCTGACCAAATTGCAGCGCGAAAAGCTGGTCGCGGCCAAGGAGGATTTGGTCGCCCAGGAAAAGGAATTAGCCGATCAGGAATTGAGCCGCGACCTGATCGAAAAAGAAGCGTCGATCACGCGGTCCAGCCTGCAAATTCAGCTAGAGGATGCGCAGCTTCGCGCCGATATGGCGGACAACAGCAAGGACCGGCGCGATGCCGAACTTGCAATCCTTGATTTGCAGGACCGTTTGCGAATTGCCGAGCTGGACCGTATTCTTGCCGTGGAGGCAACGGCGTCGGCGGCTTGGCAGAACGCGCGGGCTGAAAAGGATGCGCTGATTGCATCGCGCGGCCAACGCGAGGAAGCGACCAGCAAGGGCATCATGGGGCCGGGCGAAGCCTATGCCCGCGACATTAATCTATCCGCCGGGGCGTTGAATGACGCCATTGCCGGGATCAAGGTCGATGGCTTGCGGGCGCTGGAGGATGGCTTGGTTGACGCCATCGTCAATTTCAAGAGCCTTGGCGATGTCGCGCGCAATGTCGTTTCGCAGGTGCTTTCGGAACTGCTCCGCCTGCAAATCCAGCAAGCGATTATCAAGCCCCTGGCGGCGGCGCTTGGCATTCCCGGTTTTGCTGCGGGCACCAACTTTGCCCCCGGCGGCATGGCTATCGTCGGCGAACGCGGGCCGGAACTGGTAAACTTGCCGCGCGGTTCGCAGGTCATCCCCAACCATGAACTTGCGGCGATGGGCGGCGGTTCGCAGGTTCACCAGCCCACTTTTGTATTCCCCGGAATTACAAACGCCAACGAGGCGCGCGAGGCGGCGGGGCAGGCGGCGCGGCGCTACCGCATGGGCATGAACGGCCCGGTTCGGAGTTATGCCTGATGGCCCACCTCGCGCTTTACCTGCCCGCCGAACTGGAACTAGGCCCGGTGCGCCGCGATGATTGGGGGACGCAAGTTGTCACCACTGACGGCGGGTTTGAACACCGGAACAACCGCTGGGATAGCCCGCGCCGTTCCTTTGAAATATCCTACCCGCCCAGCCTTCGCGACGGCACGGTCCACCAGGCGGTGCTTGACCTTTACGAGGCCGCCGAGGGCATGTTGCACAGCTTCAACTATCGGCTGTGGTCGGATGAAACCGGGGAAACCGTGCTGAAGGTGCGGTTCAACGGCCCGATGGAATTGACCGGCCTTGCTACGCATTTGGACCAGGTGACAAGCCTTAGCCTGATCGAGGTTTTCGAGTAATGGCGCGCACCCTTTCCACGGGTATGGCGGGCCATATCGCGGGCAACGCCACGACGCTTGCCCAGATGCTTCGCCTCGATTTGAATGACGGCGCGTCATACGGCTTTACCGACCACAACAAGACGCTTTCGTTTGACCTTGGCGACGGCGCGATTGATTACCGGCCCGACACCGGGGTGATCCCGTCCGACCTTTCACTGTCCGCCGGGTTCGAAGCCGATGAAATCGAGATAAGCGGCCCGATCACGGATAGCATCACGGCGGCGGCTATTATCGGCGGGCGCTTTGACGGCGCGACGGCCCGGCTGTTCCGGGTTAACTGGCGCGATCTTTCCAGCGGTTCGATCAAGCTCCTGAAAGGCTATGTCGCGCTTGCCGAAATTTCGGGCGAACGGTTCAAGCTTACCGTGCATTCGGAAGCCGCGCGATATGCCCAGACCATCGGGCGGGTTATTACCGGGTATTGCGATGCCGATTTTCAGGACGCGCGGTGCGGCTATTCGGAGGCGGCTACGGCGGCAACCGTTACCGGCGCAACCGATGAACGGGAATTTGCGGTCAGCTTTTCGGGTGCGATTGCCAGCAACTATTTCAACCGGGGCACGGTGACGTTTCTGACCGGCGATTTGACGGGGACAAGGCC